TCTTCATTTTCTATATCTTCATTTTCTATATCTTCATTTTCTATATCTTCATTTTCTATATCTTCATTTTTGAGATGTAGTAATTCTTCGTCATGGTTTTCATTATTCTCGAAAATAATGTATTCCCACTCACTGATTTTTCCATTGCAGTATCTTCTTCTTCTAACAAGATAGTTGTTATCTTCCAATTCATTCAAAACACTATTAATCGTGTTTTTACTTTCTTTACAGATACCTTCCAAACCTTTTACCGAATAATGCCGTTTATCAGGTAAAGACAACATCGTACTTAGCAATCCTTTTGCTTTAAGCGATAGGTTTTTATCTCTTAGATGAGTGTTACACATAGTTGTGTAATTCTCGTTCTTAGTAGTTCTAATCACCGACATACTTCACACCTCCTAACATTCTGTTCCTATGTACTTTGTATGAAACGTTATAACGACACTAAACGCACTCCAAACGTCACTCTTAAATCCGTAGAAATAACCTGGATTTGATTTTGTACCTTTTCCTTTGTTTGGAGTATCTTTAGCGAACAAATCAATCAGAGCTTGTCTAATAGTTGCGTCTGTCGCCTTCATAGAGTGGCATAGAAGCATTTTTTCTTCACTTCGGTATATTAATGTGGGTTCAATATCAAAAGCTTCAAATTGCTCTAATAAACGCCCTATAAAGTAACAAGTTTCAAATGTAGTTTGACCTACAGGCATACCGAAACTTTGTATTCCTTCAATCGCTACATAATCAATTGGATAATTATCTACTTTCCAATTTGAGATTTTATCTTGCAGTTCTTTATTAGGAATTTTTCCTTTATCTACAACTGCCGATAAATCATTCTCAACTACAACAAATGCACTATATTCATTTGCTGGATCAATGCCTAAAATCATCTTATGCACCTCCAATTTCAAACTTAGTAGCATCAAGTTTTTTCTTTTCTGAGTTCATCTTGGCTTCAATACTTTCGTAAGCAGTTTTGAAACGTTTTAAATCAGAATCGACTTTTGCAAACTTAGTTCTTTCCTCAGAAACTTTTTGACCTGCTAAAGCTTCAAAGTATTTAATACTAGGTGCTTTTCCGTCATGCTCACGTTCCCAAGTGCTGCGTGCAACATAAATCTCTTGATTTGTTTTGTTCTCAATATCTGCTTTCAAAATGTTTGAACTTTCCTGTAATCTAGCAATCATTTCACCAATCAAGAACATTTGATTTGCGAGGTTTTCAATATTTAATGCCATTTCCATTACTGTTTCTGCATCTGAAATATAAGCATCAACTAGGATTCCTAATTGTTCTTCTATTTCTTCGTCCTTCCAATGTTTGATTTTGAATGGATTGTATTTAAACAACAGTTCATTTTGACTTAGCATTATATTTCACCTCTGATTCATCAATATGTCCGTAGATACGTTCTAGGTACTTAATTGCAATCTCTCTCAATTTCTTTCCTTTAGGACTTTCTGAGTCCATGATTCTATGACAACGTTGGCAAGCACAGACTAGGTTTTTTTCAGAACCTAGTCCGCCATTGCTTCTTGAAAGAATTGTATGTGCTAATTCAATGCGATATGTACTCCCACAAAATATGCACATTTGGTCTCTTTCTTTTACCAACTTTCTAGTTTTTAAATCTATATCTGTAGCTTGGCTACGTTTTGATTTATACAAGACTTACACCCTCTGGTTCTTGATATGTTTGTTCTTGATATACTTGAACTTGTTCTACTTGCTGAGTTTCTTTGCTATCGAAATAAACAGGTTCAGAACTTACATCATCCTTGAATGACATATCTGTTTCAATTGCAGTTTGCATTTCAATACTCATAATTCCCCACTTAGAAATTAATTGACGTAAGATGGTTTTAAATGCCATTCCGTCAAAATCTTTTTCCCAAAATGTATATCCCTTATGAGCTGCATACCCTTTAGAATATTTCTGAGCGTGTTCTTCCATAGTTTCTTTTGACCAATACATTGATTTAGTGAATCCATTAGTCAATTCAAACATTCCGTAATATCCAATAGTAGGAGCTTTTTCACGTTCTAATGGGTCTGTAATAGCTCTTACTTCAATATCTTCTGTAAATGGGTTATAACTTAACAACTCACCATCTTTAACTGCTACGACATTGATTTTCTTGTATTGACCTGAACGAATAGCTAATTGAAGATAGCCTTTATAACCAAGTTGGAATGTAGCAACTGTACGATTGTTCTTAGTGTCTCTGAATGGAACCATGTAGTAGTGTCCTAATTGTGGACTAGGCGATAAGTTCAAAGAATCGCCTACAATACCAGCGCTTACGATTGTTGGAAAATCGCATTCTTGTAATTGCTTATTTGTATTAACTGCACTAATGATAGATGCCACGAATTTTTTACCTCTCGTTGCACTACCTAAAGTTTTTGTAATGTTGGCTAACACTGCATCTGATTTAACATAAGATGCAAATGTAGGTGCATTTTGTCGTCTCTTTGCAATATTGTTTTGTAACATAATTAACATTCTCCTTTTTCTAAAATTGTTACTTTAACGTTGTGTTCTTTAATAAATTGGTTCAACAATGGATTGTACGCTTGTAGTTCTTCCATAGGGCCTTCCATTTTGAACACGCAGTATCTGTTATGATTAGTTTGACTTTGGCTTTCATGAGCTTCAAATTGACTCTGAGGAATTGTTGTTTGATTCATAGCTTGAGCTTGTTTAGATTGTTCAATCTGAGCATTTACTTTTTCTTGAAGCTTTGCTTTGGCTTCCTTTATTTCGTTGATACGTTCTGTAGCTTTGCTTAGATCCAATGTTTTGCAGAACAATTGGATAACTTGTTCCGCCTGTAGTTCATCATCAGGTAAAGAAGCTTCAATGAAAGATAATTGTTCTTCTGCTTTAAGAAACTTGTTATTTAAACTTTCTTCAATTTCCTTAGGCTTAACAGACTTGTTCAAATATCTTTCTTCAAAAACTAAATCAAATGGGTACTTATCATTTGTCATGTTTGTCCATAGTTCTTTGATTTGATTACGCTTTAATTCTTTCTCTGCGTTATCAATATCATTGATTCCGCTTCCCAATTTATCGGATGCTGCTTTGATTGTTTTCTCAACTTCCATAATGTCTTTTTTATCTTGCAACCACTGAGCGAACACATCATTCTCAACTTGTTTACGCTTATCAGATACAAGCTTTACCAAATTGTTTAAAGCAGCTCTATCTGTTTTAGCCTTCTTATAGTTTTCTTCATCTACTACATAGTTGTAGTGCTTTAAACCTTCTTTGATTTCATGTAATAAATCACTTGCGTTTGTGTACACTTTTCCGTTTTGTGCACGTACCTCTAAATTAAATTCCATATTTCCATCTCCTCTTTTTCTATATAGACAATGTGATAGGTGGTTCTACATCACCTATGAAGTACCTATCCCATTTTTCTATCATTGCTTGTTTTAGATCGTTCATACTGTCTAAAGCTTCTTCTTTACGATATGAGCGTTCTATAATTCGTGCATCACCATCTGCAAACCTTAGTTCTGCACAATAAATAACAAAGTCAAAATCCGTAACAATCAATCCCTCTAATGTTTGGCAATAATAGTTATCAGGAACTGTTTCATTTCCTTTTGTTCCCCATTTCTGCAAACTCTGAGAATTGATTATCTTAGATGTTTTGATTTCTAATATTCCACGTTCTCCTGTTTCCTTGTTGTAAATCAATCCATCAGGACTGTATCTCAAGAAATCATGTTCCTTAGAAACCAACGTAACGTTATCCATGTATTGCACATCTAGTTCAGGGTGTTTCGCCTGAAACAATGTTCTTAAACAAGGCTCTGCTGTATTTCCATATTCAATCGCATCGTTTGTAATCTTTTGTGAACCGAACTTTTTATCGTGCCACAACTGATTTAATGTTTTCCATGGATTCAAATCCATGAAACAAGCTGCATCCGAACCACCAATACCACGTCCACGTTTTTTCAACCACTCTTCATGGCTTCCGTACTTTTCAACACTGAATTTATCTGTGTCTTGATACAGATTCATTTTTTACTCCCCCTTTCTTATAAACACCTTATGTACCAATTGGCTATCACAATGAAAGCTAACGAAACTAAGAAGCAAATTAACGAGCAAATGTAATTGAATTTAGCCATTCTATTAACCATATGAGTCTGCTTTTTACTTCTAACTAGCATAGAGTATTGAGTTTCATATTCATTGTTAGCAAAAGAAGGAAGCGTGATACAATCGCCTAATTCAACTGCTTTCTTCTTTGCGGTTGACTTAGAACCAGGCTTCTTCGTCTCTTTCTGCTTTGCAGAAGTCGTAGCAGTAGTCCTCGTAACTGTACTCATCTTGTTCTTCCTCCTCATCTTCATCAATGTATCTGTTGTCATCTAACTCTCTTAAATCATCTACATCCATCATGTTGTTCACACCTTTCTTTGAACTCAGGAAACATCCTGATAAATAACTTTGTTGGAACTTTCTTTGAATCAATAACCTTTGCTAAATTGGACTTTTTATAAGCATCAGATTCGCATATGAGATTCAACATCTTGTATGCGGTTTTCTTAGAAACACCAAGTTCCATGATGTCTCTATAGCCTAAGAGAACTTTCATTCCTTTACACATCTTTTCCCAACTTCAAATCCACACATATAAATGGTTTGAAGCATTGAAGATACGTTTTGTCCTTGAGCAGCTTGGATAACGCATCCCATTAATACTTCGTCAACTTGTTCAGGTTTAACACCTGCACGGTTCAATGCTTCTTTAATAACAATAGAACCTAATTCAGCAGCTGGAGTGTTACTTAAAGCTCCACCCATTTTACCAATAGCAGTACGACATGCACCTGCTAAAACTACTTTTTTTGTCATATTAATATTCCTCCATGTAAGACTATCAGTCATTTACCTTTTAAACTTTAACATAGTGAATGATGAAAATCAATCACAAATTAAAAAATTCACAAGTGAATTTAAAGAAATAAGGAGAACACGTCTCCTTATTGAGAATATATAAAACTGGATAGGGATAAATCAACCTTTAAAAGTCATAGGGATTTTAACTCTGAGAAAGAGATATCCTTTAAACACTCATAGGGTTTTCAACCCTACAATTTTTAAAGCCAACTTTTAGTCAACCCTATCTAATTGCGGATTACCAATTTTTACAACATCAATTGAAATCTTAGCTAATTCACATATTCTTTTTACTTCATCAAAATAGAAACGTCTTTTTCCAATTTCTTTGTTAGTATAACTAACAGGAGAAATCCCAAGGTATTTAGCCATTTGTTTCTGAGTCATGTTCAATCCAACTCGGATTTGTTTAATAGTCATTTTCTCCATCCTTAACCTCCTCCGTACACTATTAGTTAACTTACACTCATATAGTACTCTATTAGTGTACTATAGCCAATAACTTTTTTTATTTTTTTTATAATTATGTTATCTTTCAGTGTACTTTATGATATATTTTAGATAGGTATTTAATTTAGTACTTATAATTATAATATATAAATGAAAGAGGTGAGGACATGAACAAATTTGAATACCAAGGAAAAGCATTAAGGGAATTGAGAACCAGAGCTAATTACACAATGTTAGAGGTAGCGGAAAGAAGGGGCAAAACAAAATCATGGCTTTCAGAAATTGAAAATGGGAGAAAAAATGTCTACTTTGAAGATGCTAAATGGTTGTGTAATTTGTATGGTGTCTCACTACAACACTTAGCCGATTTAATAGATCAATACCAAAAATAATAAATGATAGAGGATGATATAAATAATTTGCATTGTTTTGGTAGCACAAAACGTCTGCATTAAAACATGGTAAACTTTAAGTGCCTGTAAATAGGCAACTGTATTTTCATCTCTCTCTATTTCATGGAAGGCACACTCGCTAAAGAGTGTGTTTTTCTTTTTACTAATAAAAAAGCACTAGAAATTAATCTAGTGCATTATCTTTATCCATTAATTTAGCAATTCCTTTATCGGCTTGAGGTAGCCAATGGGCATAAACACTCAATACAGTGCTTAGATTGTCTCCTAAACGCTTTGCGACATCATATAAGCTAAAATTAGAGCTTCCATCTCTTACCATATTGCCAATCATATACGAAGCGCATGAGTGCCTTAAATCGTGTATACGAATGATAGGTATTTGTTCTTCGTTATTTTCGTTTGCAAGTTTAATAGCTTCTCTCATCCTCGTTCTAACTGTCGTATTGCATACGGGTATATCTATCCCGAATACAAATGATTTCTCAGGAACATCCAACATCTCTTTAAACTCTTTGTATTCATCCGATAAGAACTGGGGCATTGTGATTGTTCTATAACTGTTTGGAGTTTTTGGAGTTGTGATTTTATGTAAGTCTTTTGACCATGTCTTTTTAATTGCAATCGTATTGTTTTCTAAATCCACATCTTCCCAAGTCAAAGCCAATGTTTCTCCAATTCTCATCCCCATATAAAATTGATTGTCGAATAGAAGATGATACAAAGGATTTTCAACATAAGGAATAAACAGATTGAATTGTTCCAAAGTCCAATACTTCATTTCGACTTTCTTTTCGTTTGGATTTTTAGCCAATTCAACAGGGGAGCAAGGATTTGATTCTAAATATCCTTTACGAACTGCAAATCTTAACATCTTATTGATTCTAGATAAATAATTCTTTGCAGTTTCATATCCTACGTTATTAATCATTAATTCCATTGCAACCTCTATATCGTTTGTTGTGATAGATTTTATGTTCACATCACCTAAAATATCAATCCATCTTTCAAGCAATCTATTCTGAACTTTATAGGTACTTTCTTTTATTCTCTTTTCGGTGTATGCTGCATATACATTAAATAATTCCTCAAGTGTGATATTCTTGTATGGGTCTTTCACGTTCTCTTTGAATATGATCTCCGCTTTTACTGCATCTTTCTTTTTTGGGAAGCCACGTTTCTTGTACTGCCTATACTTCCCATTCTTCATTTTGTACGAACCATAGAAATACCACGTACCTGTTTTTTCATCTTTTTTTACTGCCATGTAATTTTCCCTCTTTCTTTAGATAACACTTAAATTTTATAAAAAACTAGTTAAAATAGGTGAAAAATAAGGCTATTTTATGCCAATATCATGCCAATAATATATATCATACTTTATATAAAGCAATTTTCTTTTTGTTGAATGATATTTTTAAGTTTCTAGCTCTTTATTTTTCTTTATTTTTTATTCATCTAGTTTATTTTATGTTCTCATATTTTCTCATTTTTGGCTACTTTTTATTCCATTGAATCTAAAAAAATATTCCATGTTTTATGCCACACACTTTATGCCATTATGCCAAAAACATATATAAACAAAAAAGCCTCCCGCTTGGTAAGGAGACTCTTTTGCATAAAGTTATCTTAGAAAGGGTTGTGTCCATCTATGAAGAACACATCAATAATATAGCATAAAAATTTTAAGATTTGTTAAAAAACAAAAACCATACCTGGATGTGTTAGGTATGGAATCGTTTTGGTGACATTTACAAAAAGGGGGAGCTTTTAGCAATTGTCACATTTTGTAGTTGTTTTTGCTAGTGCCACAAAGAGAAATGTTAAGATTCAATTACACGTCTGCAATTTGCACTACACCAAAGAGAGCTTAGGCCTTTATCGTTCTACTTTTCCTAGCAACATGATTATAGCACAAGCACAAATGTTTTTATGCATAAAAAAAGAAGAATACAATCGTATTCCCCTAAGCATAGATATTATACCATATTATGGTATTGGTCGTATTGTGCACTCTACTAATCTATGTGCATATATTTTAACATAAAAAGCAAATACCGTACAAACATCATACGGTCTAAGAAACCTTTTCTACTCTAGTAGATGATAGATTAATAACATATAAACCTCTTTTTTGCAGATTTTGTGCAAAATTAAGTGTTTGATGCCGTATTTCGTACATTATGTACAATTATTTAAACAAATTAGCGATTTTTTCAACGATCTTTAGCAACAGTTCAATCAATTTATTAATCCCTGTAACATTAATTTTATTTCCGCTATCATCTTTAGAGTCTGTATTTGGTTCATCTTTTTTGTTTTCTGAACCATTTTCGTCATTTTTATCGTCTTTTGATTCATCTTTTTTAGGATTTGACTTATAAAAATCAATATCGTGGAAGATTATATCTTTGTCGATTGGGTTAGCTGCATACTGATGAATAACACCAACACTAGATTGGTCTGATTGAATATTACCATCATTCGTACCCCAATTTGCAATCCAAATAGGATATGTTGTTTCTACAAATGTTCCTAGCCAACTAGTACTAGTATAAACACCTGTATAATATCCTTTTGCACTCATATAGTCGCAGAACACTTTACAAGAGAAAGAACATCTTTCTTTCGTTAAGACTCCAGCTTTTTTCTTATAGTTATCTGCATCCTCCATATCAAACCATACACCTAATTGAACATTTCTGTCTTTGATTAGATTATATACATACTCTGCTTCCGCTCTAGCTTGTTCATCATTCAAGGCATAATCATAGCAGTACACACCATATGGAATCTTCAATTCCTCACACTTATTTACAAAGTATTCAAATTTCTTATCAGTGTATTCTCCGTAGGAAGCACGCAAAATCACAAAGTCATATTTGGATAAATCAATATCTGAACTGTTGTGTTCTGAAACATCAATTCCATATCCCTTAACATTCTTAGTGTAATCTGTTGTAGTTGGTTTAGAAGGCTCTATAGAAGGCTTAGAAGGCTCTTTTGTATCTTCCTTAGTATTTGTATCAGGAGCACTAAATTTCGCCCACATTTGACTTCTATCCTCTGTAGCAGATACTGCAACAAAGAATTTTCTGTCTCCTTCTTTTCCTACAACATATCTATGTCCATTTGTAACGCACTTCCAATAATAGCGAATCTTGTCTCCTGAATTACATTGGCCAAAAATTTCTCCACTTGGATTATCGTAATGCTTATGCACACCATCAACAATAAATTCAGCAATTCCATCTTCTTGTGTTAATTCGATATCTTTTGTTTCAGGAGCACCGATTGTGGCCCATGGTTCAACACCATATGACTCACTACCACTGACTGCTGCGAAACATCTAACTCCATTAGTATGAATCCATGAAATCCATCTATGTCCATTTCCAATCCATTTTTCTGTATAGACTTGTTTTTCTCCTTTTACAAATGTTCCGTAAGAAGCACCTGTTGGTGTATCTCTATGAATAACGATAGCAGTATCATTTTCAAATGTGGCCATTCCATTCTCTTTAATCAATTGAGAAGCATCATATGTAGAAGCATTTGTATAGAATTTAGGTCTTAAATATCCCCAAATAGCTCCTTGATAGTTTAATGGCCACAACATAGCTTTAGGTTTGCCTAGAACATTCTGAGAGAGTGCTCTGCCTTCCCAATAGATAAATATATGTCCATATCTTGCATCACCGCCTACAGATACTCCAACATCACCATTTTGGGGAGCACCTGTAACAACATCAAAATAACTTAACACACCATTGCTTGCTCTGTTAAACCACCAATCACGAGCGTGTCCACGAGGAATACATGGCTTTCCTCCCCATGCCATTAATCCTTGAATTAATGAAACGCATTGGCCACCATATGGTTCACTACTTTGAACATAATTAATGTTCATTATTTGCCCTCTGTTGTTAAAAACCTTATTGATAGCATAGTTATAAAACTCTTGTGGAGTTCCCATTCTTTAACCTCCTTAGTTTTTATCTAAAAGAAAGTTTTGAATCTCATCTCTAGTTTCTTGGAGTTTATCTTTGTCGTTTTCAGAAAGCATATTGTTGATGATTGCGATATTTGCTTTTAATGTCAAATTACCACGTTGCTTATCTTCTTCTAATCTTTCTTCATGTTCTCCTAGCCTTCGAGAATGTTCATTCAATTCTTTCTTAATCCCTTCTTGTGTGATAACTAAACTTTCAATTGATTTTATTCTCTCATTATCTCTTACTAACCATTCTTCGTGTTTTCTAACAGTTTCTTTTAAATCGTCATTAGGTTTCTTTACTTCTTTAATGATTTTAACTACTCCCCAAGCGGAAGCAATGAACCCAAAAAGCCATAAAACATATTCTAGATCAATAGTGATAACCTTTCCCATTAGTCACCTTTGACGTTGATTTTATCAATTCCATTATCTAATTGAATCTTAACGTATTCTTCAATTTCATCAAAAGTGCTTTGAACAATTTCACTAATCATTTCTTTTGTTATAATTCCATGCAATGCATTAGGCACTAGATCATAAAGCTTACCTACAACTTCTTCAAACTTCTTGCCACCTGCATTAGTTGTATCTTTGTAGTTGTCCTCTGCTTCTTTAATGTATACCACTGCTTGGGCAGTAATTTTAGCAATCACTTCTTGAACTTCTTTTGCTTTAGTTTTAGCTTTCGTACTGAATTTAAAATATAAAGCTAATCCACCACAAACTAAAGTAGCAGCAGTCTGTAATAAAGCTAAAAAATCTTGCATATTCATAAATTTACACCTCCAAAAATATTTCATCTCTCTCATATTTTCTGAGGTACTGTTTTATGGCATATCAATTATATAATGAAAAGAAAAGGACGTACATTTTATGTAGCACGTCCTATAACTTATACAATACATTTTGTGTGATGTAATTTTACATTGTTCTTAGATACTTTAGCATAAATCATTGTTGTAGCAATGTTTTCATGCCCTAAAATAGATTGTACTTCCTCAACACCCATGCCACGATTCAAACCATCTGTAGCAGTTGTATGTCTAATCAAGTGAGGGAATACCCTACGTTCAATTCCAGCTAATTCTCCAAGTTGTCCTATTCTTTTCTCGATTCCAAATTTTGATAATCTATTATGTGGTTTTCTGTCTGAAACAAACAACGCTTGATTATCATCATTTCTAGAATTAAGATAATTTTTTAAAGCAAGTTCAGCTCTTGCGTTTAAATATGACGTGCGATGTTTATTACCTTTACCAAACAAAACAACTTCCTTTGTTTCAAAATTAACATCACTTTTATTAATGTTGACAATTTCTGTAACTCGACATCCTGTTGAATATAGAAATTCCACCATCGCCTTATCTCTTGCAGTAGCACATGAATCACGTAATTGTTCTAATTCAATAGCAGTCAATGGCTTACGTTCCTTAGTTTCGTATTTAATTTTTTTGATTGTTCTACAAGGATTGCGATCAACATACTCCTCATTACAACACCACTCAAAGAATGCATTGATAATTGTTCTTCTACTATCCAAGCTTCTATTGCTAAGTCCTCTTTGTGTTTGAACTTTATATAGATATACTCGAATATCATTGGTTGTAATATTTTTAATCGGCTTATTGATTTGTCTAAAAAAATCTTTTAAGTATAAATCATAAAGTTCCAACGATTTCATACTCATTCCTTCAATCTTTCTTGTTACGAAGTATGTTTGATAGCACTCAGGCATATAATTGGCATAAAGCTCTAAAGATGTTTCAATGGGCTTTATTTCATAACCATTAACAAATACAGTTAGCTTCTTAAACAATACACTTAAAATATCTTTATCAAAATCACCTGATAAAGACGAAATAAATTCATTCACAAATTGTTCTTTCATAATTTCTCCTCCTTTATCAAAAAAGCATATTCATAAAGGCCGAAATTATGGTATAATAAAAACGACCTTACTAGGTTTGAAGTTGGATGATGTTTTAGCGGACAATTCCAACTTCTTTTTTTATGCTCTTTAGTACGCTATTAGCGTATATCATTTATTTTATTTTTGCAAGCAAAAATTATATTTTTAATAAACTAAATCTTCCTTTAGTTGACTAACTCCTAGTGCTTCATCTAACTGTTGAACAGTGCCTTTTTTAGTCCCTTGTCCATCTTCAACAATCAATACATCTTCCTTTTTAATGCCTGTTGTTTCAGGCAATTCTTGTATTCTAACTCCCATTATATGTACCTCCTATTTAATTTTCATAGTTTTTATAGTGTTGAATATTACCTTTTTTGTTGTAGTAAGCTGCTTTTATTTTCTTTATTACTCCATTGTCGTTGTAGAAAACCTTGGCAGTCCTTAATCGCTCTTTTCCAATTGTATCAACAATCAAATTATCTCCATTCTTAGCTAAGATGTCTACTCCGTCTTTAGTTAGAATTTCTGTTTGATACAAATTTGTATTGTACGCAATCTTCAATTGGTCAACTAATGTTTTAAAATCGCATGTAGCACTATCTGATTTAGAACCGAAGTTATCAACTACACGAACGTATAATGTATAACTTGTTTCAGGGCTTAAATTGTCTAAATTAATTTGCGTATCAGTTCCCACATTAATCCAATTTGAATTGTCTAGTGAATATTCATAGTGATCTATTGTTGCTTCTTCATTTACAGAGAATCCATACCAAGCAAAAATACCGCCATACGGTGTTAACCGTGTACATTCAATACCACCTACGTTTGGTTTTTCAGGGTTCAATGTTGTAAATGATGTACTAGCTGCTAACGAAGGTTGACCATAGTTATCGACCATTCTTACATAGAATTTATAGTTTGTATTAGGTTTCAAATTACTAAGAGTTAAGCTTGTTGATTTACCTTGATTTGTCCAATTATTTTCATCATTAGATGTTTGATAATAATAATCAGTGGCCATGTCTCCTAATGAGAATCCGCTCCAACTAACTGTTGCAGAATTGGACGTTACCGAGCTTAAAGAAACACTTCCTTTTGAAGGTGCATTAGGATATTTAGTGGTTGCAGTAAAATCGACTGTTTCACTCCAAACTCCATTGTATTTTCTTTTGAAGCGATAATATACCGTGTATTTTGTGTTCGGCTTTAATCCTGTCCATGTATCTACAAAAGGTGTATCGGCTTTTATTGCTTTATTCCAATCCGTCCATGTTTTACCATCTCTACTCCATTGATTCTCTACAGACTCAAACGGAACCGAAATTGTGCAGTACATTGTATTGTATGTACTTCCAACATTGCTTATTGTCGCCTTGTCTGCGGTTCTATCAATATTAGGAAGCGAGATGTCTACTATATTTGTGTTTGTAGGGCTACCTATAGCTCCTGTATATGTTCCATTAAACCAATAATGCACTTTGCTTGATGCATTACCATTAGAATCATGGTCAACAGTAAATGAACCATCTTGCAGAACATATTCCTCGCTTGTACCAGCTCCACCATCTGAAAATGTTGCATAAGCACTATAATTTGGTGCTCCTGTAACTCCAGCAGACCAATCTTGTTCAACACGATAACCTGTATAATTAGGGCTTTTATTTTCAACTAAAATCCTAGTTCTTGTATGGACTGTAGAACTATTGTTTACGGCATCTTGTTCACTCCATGCGTAAACTTGGAAATACATATTGCATGCGCCATTGTATGACCAAATCAGATGGCTTGCAAGTAATTCCCATCCTCCACCTACATAAGCCATAGATTAGTCTCCTATCTGAAAGTAGAAATATCCGTTAGGGCAATTTGTCGTGTTTGGGTCGGCAGTTCCAACTTTATAACGAATTGATTCGATATTTACTGCATGGTTTTCATCAGGCGGTATCGTTACGTCGTTTACCTTGATTGTTTTGATAGGAACTAACTGATCTACAACTTCTTGTTTAATATATCCAGCATCATTTTCAAGCTCAGATACATTTTTAGGAATTTCAGTTTTCTTTGCATAAACACTAGCTAAATCTAAATTTACAATATAATCAACAGGACTAATCGTGTTTCCATCTAATTTAATAGTTGTGATAGGAACTTGAATAGCAATGTTTTTTTCGTTGTCTTTGGCAATGTTTGTTCCATTTACAGAAATTGTCTTTACGAATTGATTTAGAATTTCAATTAAGTCCAATTGATTAGAAATATCGCCAATCATATTTCCCCATTTGATTTTCAAATTGGCATGGTCATTGATTACTTGAATTTCTTTTCCATTGTAGATATAGAACAATCCTTTTGAATCAACATACGCATGGTCTCTACTTGGATTAGTAATATCATCTACAGAATCAACGATTTCTAGCCAAAATTCGCAATCACCGTCTTTTAAAGGAAATACTACCGCCATATCTTTATTACATACTACAGGTTGCATATTATTTTCCTCCATCTTTCATAATGTCTGCAAAGCAAGATGCACAAGAAGTAATTTCTACACCTAAGAATTTTGTACAAGCTTCAATAAACTTCTTGTTAATCTCCAAAGCAATATTCAATAATTCAGGGTCTCTATCCGAAGCTTGATATGCTTCAAATGCAGTGTACATAGCCATACTTAAATGTTTAACTAAACACCACTGTTCTCTATCCCCTTTACTACCAAAAGAATTGTATAGATAAAGCATTTGAGACCGTCTGATGTTAGCGTAATCATCAATTTCATCCTTTAGTGCTTCAATCTTTTCTAAATTATCAGGAATTTCTTCTTCACTAATTAATCCATTTTCAACCTCAGAAATACGTTTTTCTAATAAGGTTTTAGCGTGTAGTTCTGCACTTGCAATTTGTGTAAAACTACGGATAATATCTTCTCCAATTCCCGAAGTGCTATATTTGTTTTCCATCTACACAACCTCCTTTTTGTATGCTTTGATAGACAATCTAGCAGACTGTTGTTTTTGTTTTCTTTTAAAGTCAATTTGTTGACTGTTCAATTTCAATAGCGATATGGCAGATTGCCAATCTCTAGGGTTTTGTTTTACATGATTCGATAGGTTTTCAATCCTTTGCTCATATCTATTCATAGATTCCTCTTATCTGTTTACATGACTATATTTAAGATAATTAACTAACGTACAATCAAAATTACCATTTCCTGTTACTTTGATTGTCTTATATCCTGGGTCTAGTATTTTATTCCTATCGCTTTCTGAAAGATACCCACAAGCTTTAAGAACATCAAAATTAGAGTATTGCCCAGGCCATAGTCCATTTCCCGTAATCCACGCTCCATTGAATTGCTGCTTGAAATATGGTGTCATGTCGATTCCTTCAATCTCGATATTAAAGTTTGTAGCAGTAGAATTATCTATTACTAGTTTAAACTCAAAACGCTCATAATAAATCAAATCCTGAGAAATTGACATTCCTATTACCGCTGGTTTAGAACTTGAGCATCCCCATCTAGGGAACTCATACCCATAAAAGTCAACTGTATGGTTTCTACGTTGAATGGAATTGTACCTTCCTTTTTCTTTCAAATCATAGACACTATCAGCTAATATATTTATCGCCTTACTAATATCCATAACTACTCACTCTTTCCGTCTCTATCTGTTCTTAGGAATTTCTCTAGTGTCAATGTATCTATTTCAATTCCTGTTTTATCTATTTCTCTTTGTAGACTTGTGATATAGAACCAATCGTCTTGTTTTAGAATACGTTTCATGTATCTATTACAACTTCCCAATTGCAATAAATTTATATCATAAATAAATCTGATTCTATCACCTACGTTTACTTCTTTAGGTAATGCTTCACAAGAAACGTTGATAGCAAACTTTCTTCTTGCATTGATTAGTTTTCTACAGGCACAATCATATACAACCTTGGCCGCATATATTCTATCGTTATCAGTAATGATAGTTGTTCCATTTGTAGACTCAGGATCAATGCTCTGTTGTACATAAACACTCTTTACTCTGAAAATACCAATGATATTTGATGTACTTATTGTTGTTGTATTGCAATATGGATAAGGTTGGCTTTGGCCAAAGAAATTCGCTCTACCATTGCCAGCATCTGAAACGTACATTGCAACGTGTGATGAAGGTGTGTCACCACCTCTACCGAATATGCACCAATCACCAAATTGAGGTGTGCTAACATAATCAAAGTATTGAGAATAGCCTAATTCATCTCTGTTATACCAAATGTAATCTGCATATCCATCACCGCCAATAGCTCTTGTAGGGTTGGGATAATTCAATGTCTGTAATGCTTTCTTCCATGCATCTACACATTGATATGGTTGTTCAATAGGCACACCATCCATGTCTATAGATTGGCCATTCCATGTGTTGATAAAATTCTGAGTGTTCCAAGGACGAGATTGAGTTTTATCTGTATCGGTTGTAGTTCCGTTATCGTCTTGTTCCCACTCAGGAATCAAACCATAGATACGTTGAGCAAATTCAATACGTTTTTGATACTGTAAATCAATAGATGTATCTCCACGCTCATAATCTGCCATAAAAGCCATTACCATGTAATTCATGTCGGCTTCCATATGTGACCATTGTTGAAATGTGATGTTATAAGAAGAAGTAGGAATCCAAGGGCCATTTGTAGCATTTGTTGACCATTCTTCAACCAACTTAGCTACTTCCCCTTTTCCATACATTGTGTAGCTTGAATATCCATGAGAACCAAGCCAATTTGTAATTCGTGTGTATGGAGTCCATTGAACTAATCCAAACCCTTTTTGAGAATCAGGAACATCACCCATTTGATACAAGTTAGGATTTAATGTTGATTCAACATGACATGAACCACATAAAGCTGCAATAGCAGATTTACTCCAAATGTCTTTTAAAGAGTGCCATAAAGCTTTAGCATTGTTTATTTCCTCTGTATCAGTTAAATATCTCTGTTCTTTAGGAATGACCCATTTATAATCCTTAGAGTCTTTTGTCATATCCTCTAGGCTAAATGGCGATAAATCATCAAAGGCAAATGTTCCTTCAATGAATACACCACTTTCATATCCAACTGATTCCGTATCAATAATGGAATATTCCAATTGATTGTTAGGAGCTAGTTTAGGAAAGTCTACATATTCATAATCACGCTCGTTATTTATGTTTGATCTCAAAATAACTACAGGAAATTTAGGGTTCTGCAAGCTTTTATCGTTATATACTTCTCTCAATGATAAAGATGACATACCACTATCAGATTTATTAGCATAGACTGTCGCTAAGTTAATAACATCTGAAAAATTGGTTTCCATTGTTGGCTCACCAATGATTCTGTAGTTTCTTCCTAACGTTGGCTTATTAGAAAGCATAACAGGTTGCTTCTTTCCAAAATATCCAACTTCAACTTGCTTATCATTTGTAAATGGAACTCTCCAATAAACAGATGGTGTCAATTCGCAAGTTTTAGTAAGTGCATCCAATTTAGATTGCCTAGAATAAACGTAGTCAATCTTTTCATTATCAATCTCAGTTTCAAAATTCATCTTCCACTGAGTTGAATAATACATATCTTCGCTTTCGTATACGTTCTTTATAAGAGCGTTTTTAACCGCATAATTCGTTGGGACTTGTCTATATGTCCATTCATTGATTACGTGCGTTAGAGATATGTTTAAACCACTTACAGAGGGTTTGTAGTCGGTAATCATTCCGTAGAAAACTCCACAATCCATGATTACTCGCATTTCTTTTCTTCCTGAGATTAAATCGTAGTATTCGTTAGGAATTGTGATTTGCATTTCAGGTACTGTCATCAACTCATTTGAAAAACTGATTGTGCTTAAAGACTCTCTGAATCTTTTCTTAACTTTTCCAAATTCTAATATTTCAAAGTAAGGAATCATATTTACTCCTAACTACCAATTTTGCCTTGTCCTACCCATTTACCATTTTTTCTAATTCTACTTGACCCTTGATTTTCTTTATTCGCTTTATCGGCACTGTACTTGCCAATAGTTACCCAAGAGTCTTTAATTCTCTTTTTAAACCATCCTGTAGCTCTATCCAAAGAATAGAATATACCGCCTTTTCTTACTGCCCATGGTCTGAAATCAGGGATAACCTGTTGAATAGAATATATATTCTCGTAAGGGAATGTAGCATCTTCACCTCTTAATTCAACTTTAACGTGTGTTGTATCTGTTGGAAGTTGTAGCTTACCACTCCATTGACTGTTTTGTGCTACTGTTTCCCAACCTGATGAATAAGCTAATGGCCATGTATCTGCATGAGAGAATATTACTTGATTGTAAATCTGTCTCCATGATGCTTTGTTGTTGTTAGAAACACTAATAATCAAAATATAGTTGTATCTTCCGCCATACTGTACATACTTTCCGTTTTCTGTATATTGACCAGCATCCGTTACACCATATCCAACTAAATCTAATGTGAACGTAACACCATAGTTTCCATCATCGGAAAAATTTATACCTTTTCCGTATCCTTTAGAATGGGCAATAGCAAGTGGGAATCCAAAGTCTGCGGTATCGCCTGGATTTCCACCTAATACTACGTTTGCGTATGGCCCTGTGTTATCGTAAGCTCCATGAAAGTTTTGCCATGCCATTAAACACCACCAGCCAAATCATTCTCAGAACTTCCATTATTAGTACGGATGTATGAGTTTCCATCAGGAGTACCACCGAAGATATTGATATTACCTGTAGCAATGCTTCTTCCGTCATTGAATTTTCCTTGAAATACAGTATCTCCCGTTTGTTTCCATGCACCACTGTTTTTAAGATTCGTAAGAATCTTTTCTACCGCACTGTACATATCTCCAACGCTGCCTTCAAGTTTTCCAACCTTAGTTTGTAAATCTCTTATAGCATTCCAAATCTTTTGTATTTCTGCCCATAGTTTTTCGATTTCTTCCCATTGGCCGCAATCTGAACAAATCATTACATCCATGATACTTATTAAATTCTTTTCCAAATCTTTGATAGCTTCTTTTGTATCACAAACATCAAATGTATCTATCTTTTCAAGCAATCCACCTAATAGACAATCGTTCATATCATGCATATCTGTACAGTTATTGTGGCCCTTATTTTCAAAACCTTGGTTTGCTTTAAGATTTGCACAAATAGTATCTGTTACACCTTTTTGAATGAAATTACTGCTTGTAGCTTTTAAAGAATCGCAAGCAGAACAAACATCTTTATTCATTTATGTGTACCTCCTAATCTCTACAGATAACAAAATTCACCTTGTTATCATTTACAAAACGAGTGTGTAGAGATATTTCATCATCTTCTACCCAATCAACATAAATAGAAAGGAATTGCAACCAATTTGTTGTTTCTCCAGCTTTTACTGTTCCACTCATGCTTAATTCAACTGTTTTGTTAATATCTTCTTCAAATGAAGCATTTGTGATTTTCTGATATACCAACGACCCATTCCTATTAGGAACACGAATCGAAATAGTAGGAGCTGAACCAGCTGAAACTCCCGTCATTTTATAAGAGTAGTGTTTCAATGTAACGCTATTGAATTTGTATGTAGCACTCTTATCTTTGTTAGGTTTCATACAGAAATCAACTTTTCCCGTAATAACTCCGTCCGCTACTTTCGTATACCCACTTGTATGAATCCAATCTGAATAATTGAATCTGAAATTACCTTGTCTGTCAATTGCAACACTCAATCCAGGTGTAGACTGTTGAATAGTATATTGTGTTTCGATTGCCAAATTTTGAAGTTGAAGATTATACAACTGGTCTTGCAATCCACACATCCAACAAATCATAGCTGCTTTCATGTTGTAATCATTGTTAGCATATTGACTCATGAATAATTTCCAATCACACAAATCAAATCCATCTATGATGTCATACAAGCCTTTTGTAAGGCAATCGTTGGCATTTTCCATGTCTGTACACGTATTATTGCCATTTTCAGGATTTAAGCCTGTATCGTTTCCTAAAGACGTACAGATTGAATCTGTAACACCATTTTGGATAAACTCTGCACTGCTATCTTTTAACTTTCCACAAGCAGTGCAATAACTTTTTACATTTGCCACTGCAAGCCTCCTTAATTTGTAAGTTCATCAACATCTATATATACACAAGCCATCTTACAACATGAGCCTGTGACAACTAATCTATTCATTCCATGATGTACTGTGAATCCAAATTCATCTTCGATAACTAGATTATCTAAATCTACTTCCTCTGATGCACAACATCCATCCGCAGTAAAGTATAAGTTCCAACTTGAATCAAGTGTTAAAATTCCATCATATTCACCTAAAATCATCATTTTGTTTCCGTTGATTTCAATTTCAGGGTTTTGGAATTTACCATCTAGAATCAACTTTACCTTATCTGTATCTAATACTGTTCCACTGTAGAATCTTCCAGCAATTGACTCAACACAATAATCTTTTTTACATATTTTATTTTTGATTAAATCATCACCGAAAATCTGTTCACCTTTGATGCAATCGTAGACAATCTTGTATGAATTGCCACAATTCATAAAATCTTCCAATGCTTTAGTTCCCATTGCACATAAGGATGTTTCCTCTGTAATGTCTCCACAATCGCATAAACACGAATTGCAAGTTTCCATATCAGGAGGACAAGTAACACAACACGATAAGCAATCTTGAGCATCTCTGAAATCCTCACAATCGAGAATATTACATACAGAGTAAGGAACTAAGAATGTTTTCTTTGTATCTGCAATATGCCATACACCTTCCCAAAGTTTAAAATCAATATCCATTGATAGATAACCTTGGTATTTTTTGTAATCTTCACTAAATCCTGTGACATAGGCCCATGCCCAAATCAATTTGTTATCTTGAATTGCCCATAACCTTCCAGGTTTAAGTAAATTCAAATTGAAATAGTCACGTAGGAATCTTCTATCTTCATCATGAAAATGTTCATAATTAAAATTTAACGTTAAGGACAAATCACCTTCCGTAAGAAACTGTTGATTCTTTTGGAAAGCAACATAACTACCATGTCCATAACTATATTCTTGCGTTTCGGTCTTTGTATCTTGCTTTAGAGATGCAGAGGAAATCTCCTCTGCACTGTCTATTACAAGATCATTGAACTGAACGTATGTTTTTAATGGGTTTAAGTTATAACAAGTCATTATGCCAAACCTCTCAAGCATCTACCTACTTTGATAGCCTGCCTTCTTTCGTTTCCTTCGTTGAAAGCGATACTGTTATTCGTAATACGATTATCATTATTGTTGATAGTCACATTCTTATTAACAACACTTCCAACTTGAGAACCATATCTAGTAGACAATTCTTTGAACGCACCTTTCAAATCCATGTTATTTACTTTATCCATGAAGCTTTGACCTGCTTTCTTAACTGCACTACGTTTCATTACATACTCACCAGGAGTCAACATAGCAGGCACTGTATCTGTTCCGCTAGGTTTCATAACAATAGGTTGTCCACCTCGTTTTAAGTAAACTGGGCCACCTTGAGCAAACTTCATATTGTTTCCTTGTGATTCATTTCCTCTGTTTACTGTAGGAGTTGTTGTGCCACCTGTATTAATATTTCCTGACTGATTGTTGAACGCATTTTTAAATGCACTTCCTAAGTATTGTCCTAAATCTGTGAATCGAGTTGAATATCCATACATCATAGTTATCTGATTAGAGATTGAACTAGACATATTAGAGATACCTTCACTGAATCCACTTACAACATCTTTTCCAAACTTCTTACCTACGGATTTAAAGCTTTTCTTCTTCAATGAAGCTTTAGCATTATCAATCTTAGTGCCAAATGAACCTTCAATATCAATGCTTTTGAAACCTTCAATAATTCCATTGGCCATATCTATACCAGAGGTATTAAATTCTGATTTCATATTTGATAAAGTTGTGGCCATATTGTGGAATGAAGTAACGATTGAGTTTACCTCTGAAACAATAGTTGTAGTAGCTTCTCCAACTTTCAATCCTTTAACATTGTTTAGGAATGTTTGAATACCTGTTGTGACTTCTCCAATCTTAACAAAGTCTAGATTTAATCCAACGATAGAATTTAAGCTTTCGCACGTTTTTTTCAACTTAGAAACAGTCTTATTAACTGTGTCCATGTTCTCTAGATTTTCAGTTAATCCTTTGTTTGTTGCCATTTCATTAACTGCATTTCCAATACTCTTAATATTGGCTTTCAGTGTTTCAAAGTCGAAATCAGTTGAATATACGTTTAAAGTACCAAATTTAAGGATTATATCGCCTAAAGTTGTAATCGCCTTTAGTGCATTATTAAATAGCTTAGAATCAGGCATTTGTCTCAAGTTGTAAGACAACATATTCTTGTCTTTTCCTGTTCCAACACCAGCTACAGAAATATATCCAATCGCTTGAGAAATACTAGTGATTGTCTTTTTAATATCCTCTGCATTTGGTAAAGGATTGTTTGTAATCGTTGATTGCAAGTTTCCAAATTCAGGAACAATCTGTTCCAAAATCTTCAATGTATCTAGGAACTCTTGAGCATTTGCAGCATTTAAATTAGATTTAATATTCTTTGTAACATCAGGGAATACAATCTTTTTCATTTCTTGAACAACACTAGCTACATTCTTTAAAATGCTTGTACAATTCTCAACGTTAATTGAACTTCCGTTGATATTAGACATTTTAGAAAGGCTAGAAGCCATTGTTGTATAGTTCTTAACGATACTGTTTGCATCTTCAATGTTTGTTGCACTTGATGTACTGACTGTAGGAAACTTAAAATCATTAATATTCTTGATTACCTCTTGAATATCTTTGAATTGATCGTTGAAAGAACTACTATCAATACTCATTCCTTGCACTTTTGAAATTGATTCTCCAATAGTAACAAGTTTCTTTAGAATCCTAGTAATGCTCCAAGTCTCCATATTTTTCCATAAAGACTCAGAACTTTTAATAACTTGACTCCACCAAGAAGAATATGTTCCTCCGCCTTCAAACATATCTATGACATCCATAATTCCTTGGATTTTCTTTTTAATACCTTTTGTGTTTGAAGGAACATTCTTATCGACTTCTTGCATAGCTTTAGCACAAGCAATCAACGTACCAGCCAATCCTGTTGTTGTTATCATTCCTAGCACTTGTGCCAATGTAGTGATTCCACCTGTTATGACACCAGCACCACCTTGAATACCAGTAATAAGTGTCATAGAGCCTATACATTCAAATAAACCTAATAACTTATCGTTGAATGTGTCGAATCCATCAGGCATAGTCTTATCTAGCTCTTGCATAGCTTTTGCGAATAGCCATAAAGCTCCACCTTGACCAATCATCATTGCCAATCCTGTTAAGGCATTGTTCATCTCTAATGCTTTTGAAACTCCTGCATTAATCGTATTAGCTCCCATCATCAATCCCATTACAGAGAATAGATTTGTTAATCGCATAGGCAATGTAGTAATGTCATTTGGAACATTCTTTTCAATTTCCTTTATCGCTTTGCAATAAAGAATAATTGTACCTGCCCCACCAGCTATGATAGCTAATGAAGATAATTTATTTTTAAATCCTACTGCATCAAAAGTTTTTGGAGTACCTACCGCAGTAGTAATTTCATCTGAACTCTTGAATACATCTTTAACAGAACTGAATTTACTTCCTAGTTTTCCTAGGAAAGGAATATTGAAACTCTTTCCTTTGAATTTTGAATAAACGTTTAATAAATCTCCTAAAAGACTAATTCCACCGCTTCCAAGTTTCATTAACTTACCAGCATACTTTAATCCAATACCAATTTGGATGTAGTCTGATACGAAACGTCCTAACCCTTTAGAAAAGCTTCCATCTCCCATTTCAGTGATTTTATCTTTTGCGAAATCATAGAAATCACCAAGAATAGGCTTGAAGAAATCTATTGCTCCTTTGAAATCATCTAATCCCTGTTTAAATCCACCAACAAAATCTTTGAAACTGAATGTTTTTAAAACACTCCATAATTCAGTGAACTTGGTTTTAATGAAGTCTATACCTTCGCCAATCTCTTTTTTATGACCTCTAATGAAGTTTGCTCCTATATCTCCTAAGTCTTCAACTTTTTGAGAAAGTTTGTAGATATTTCCGTAGATTGTAGCTCCCGTTAATTCCGTTGAAACCTCATCTAATGCACCTAACCACTTTTCCTCTGCTTTGCTAAATCTCTTAGGGATTAAATCAAAAGCGTTTGTGATTGTAGATACAGATGATTTAACCATAGTTGCCAACGAATCTAGACCGCCACCACCTTTTTCATCCAATTCAATCAGAGCATCCTCAAATTGTTGTAATGAAATAGTTGGATTTGAACCTGTAAATGCCTCTCTAAACTCTGCAAATGACATATTAAATTTCTTTGCAATAGCAGTTAAGGCTGGTGTCATACCTGCATCTTCCATTGATCTCAATGTACGAGCATCCATTTTAGAACCCATGATTTGAGAATACTGAGTAACCGCATTGTTTACTCCCTCAGAATCACCACCAAATGTCAAAATGGAATCATTAATTGCTGAGAATAGCTTTTGAGACCTATCTAAATCATGATTGATTGAAGTAAATCTCGTAACATGGCTTAGAGCATCATCTAAAGTTGTTGGTAGGCCCAAAATACTTTCATCTAGGTTATCAATCATCTTTTGGATTTTCGTTGTAGAATCGTCTACATCACCTACTACAGTGGATAATGTTCTTTTCGCAACGTTGATTGTGTCGTATCTTTTAACACCATTTGATAATGCATCACCAATTGCGTTTTGTGTACTTGAAACCAATCTATACAAACTAGAATATCCAACACCTTGTACTAAGAATCGTCCAATATCTCCTATTGGATTGTTTTGGAAATTCTTGGCAATGTTCAACATACTAGATCCTAGATTTGACATCTTATTTCCAACATCAAATGTAATTTTACTAGCAGTTTTCAAGGCTTTAGCAGCTTGTTGAAGATTGTTTAGTTTACTCAAGCTATCTTGATAGCCGATAACTTGTGACTCAATATCCGCTTTTGTGCTTCTTACATCATTCTCTTTTTCAATGGTTTCATCTAGTTTTCTATTTGTATCTTCTAACTTAGAAGAATCAGCTTCTAATTTTATTTTTTCTTTATCTAAATCTGCGATTGAATTATCAATCTCATCAACCAATTTTTGAGCATCATTTAATTCACTTATGTTCGCTTCAATCTTAATTTTTTCTTTGTTAAGATTGTTAATTTTCTTTTGAACTTCATCAATTTCAATGCCAACCTCTCGCATATCGTATTTGAGAGCTTCACGTGCACTATATAATCCTTTAAGCTTGTCGCTTCTATCGTTTTCACCTAGTGTCTTGTCATTAATGACATCATGAATTTCATTGGCATTTGCTTTTAAATCAATATCAATAGAAAGTTTTTTATTGCTCAAGGCTAATAGCTCTTTTTTAAGTTCATTAATATCATCTTTAACATCCAATAATTGATTCTTTAAATTAGCTAGATTATCCAAATCAACTTTTAAAGAAAGTTTTTGCCTTTCCAAAGCTTCCTTTTCTTTTTTGATTTCTTCTAATCTTGCCTTAATTTTTTCTAATTCATTGGTGTTAGCATCAACTTTGAACTTTGCCTTTTCAATATCTTTTAACTCTTTTTCAAGTTGTTTTATCTTTGCTTCGGCATCCTTAATGTCAAGGACTAACCTAGCACCGACTTCACGTACTGACATCTTCGGACTCCTTCGCTAAATCTGTTTTCTGAATGAAATGAACCGCATATCTGTCAATCTGAGGTATTTTCTTTTTAGAATTTTTATTTGCCTCGTTTATTTCATTCCATGTTTTATCGCTTTGTAGATTTGCGTAGTACCCAAAGGCTACAACTAATTCAGAAACACCCCAATGGTCTAATATCTCATTGGGGCGTATTTTTAGAATTTTACCGACATAATGAGCCATGGTTGAATAAAGATTTAGTTCTGCAACATAAGACTTTGCTTTTTTTACTGAATCCTTTTTATCATCCCCCTTATCAATTATTTGATAAAAACTGTTTCTACCTCATTGAATAATTCAGGATATTTGATAATTAGGCTAATCATGCAAGTTAAAACTGAATATTGCATCATGTGATCTTCATAAAATTCATCTAATCCTAAGAAAATTGCAACAACTTTATAAAGTCCATCAACTAAATTTGTAGAGGATTGAGCATATAAATGGAAAATCTGTTCATTTGCTTCTTTCATATACGCTTCATAAATCTGAACCATAGACTTGTTCACTTCTTCATCATCTGCATCTGTTGTAACGATTCCATCTTTTCCTTCAATGAATTTGTGACCATAATATTCCTCGATTTCTTGGAATTTTTCTTTATATGGGTCTAGGATTTGTTCTGCATCCAATAGCAATGGTTTAACTTCGATTAAAGCTTCTACCATCTTCATATCTTGTCTAGGAGATAATGTTAGATTTTCAAACTTCTTATCGAACATAACGTATTGCCCTACTCTTTTAGCATTCTCAGGAACATCAATTTTATGTTCTTCGATTTCTTTTTCAGTGAATCTGAAATTCACTTCAATATCAATTGTTTTAACATCTGTCTTATTTGCATCACCAACAACTGCAATTTCACCACCATTGCCATAGACTGCGTGAGGAGTATCATCCTCACGAGCTACTTTTAACTTTTCAATCATGGCATTTAACTGTGTTGGTTCTAAAATCTTTTGTTCTTCCATCTCATTTGCCTCTCAATTTCTATAAATTAGCGTTAGCTTTGTTTACTACATAAACTTCATACCAGTTTCCACGAGTATCTTTCTTGAACGCTAAACTAAATTCAAACGCTCCGTCATCAGGGATACCCATTGGGAATGAAGTAATTTTTGCATTGTGGTAAGTAAATACTTCCGCAGTTCCATCACTTCTATAACGAGTGATTGTAACTTTAGCTCTCTTATTCTTTAAGCTATCGTTGTTTGCTACATAGTGCTGCAATACATCAACAGTCATTGGATAAGAAATCTTTAATGTTTTACCTACTAAGTTTTTGTTGAAGTAAATTTTTGAACCTTCAATATCTAAGCTTGGATTGATTTTACTGTTCAATACTTGGTATTGAGACTCATCTAAGTTAGCCAACAATGGAGTGTTGATTCGGTTCAATGTAGAATCTGTGATATTGCATTGGTCACTCAATGCTGCATAGATAAATCCACATTCTTCAACAAAGTGGTCTGCAATATGGATTGAACCATATTCAGGATGTTCTTTATCTGCTTCAATAACTACTTCCTGAGTACGCATCATAAATCCTTGAGATTTATCTCCCTTGCCGATGAATGGGTTCATAGTTAAGTAGTTAGATGTTAATTGAGTACCTGTAAATGAACGCTCAATAGAAGCAGAATCATCATCATAAGAATCATCAAAGCAACTTGTATCAACAGGGTCTACAGTATCGTCACCATCAAATCCTGATAAGCAGCTTACTTTAATGTCATTGTTAGAATCTAAGTCTGCAAATTCTTCAAAGAAACTGATTGAAGAAAGACCAATCAAGATACTATCTGATGATTTATCTGTTAATGCTACTTCAATACTTAAACGTACACCAGATGTACTTGCTTCCCATCCTGTTCCTGATACCTTTGTAGGAACTGTTGATAAGTCAATCTGTACAGGGTAGAATCCTTCTTTATCTGCTTTTAAAGTGGTTGTATATTCATCTGCATTAGTCATTTCATGATCTAAAACATCTGAAATCTTTGTTTTGATAGTGTAAGTACCTGCTTTAGGAACATTTACGTAGTAGTAAACAACACCTGCTGCAAAGTCTAATGCATTTTTCAATGCTTTAAATACTGCACCGCTTGTGTGTACTTTGTTTCCGTCTGAACCTTCTGCATCTGTTTCTTTAGAAGTGATGAACAATGTACCTGTATTCTTACATCCAAATGATTCGCAAACGTTGATTAAATCAGGTGCAATAGTACGTGATGTATAAGCACTAGAAGTACCTGTAATCTTTTCAAATTTACGAGTGTTGATTTTTAAACAAGAATCAATATCACTCATGATAGTAATATCAATTTCTTGAGTTTTAGTTAATTTAGAGACACTTAATTTGTCACTAATGATTTTGTTAATGTTGCAGTTAGACATTATTTTTGCCCTCCCATTGTAGCTTTTAGTACACGCTCCATAGCACGCTCTGCTTTAGCACCGCCTAATTGATTTAAAGCGTTTAATTTGCGTGAAACAAATGCTTGAACATCTACTTTCTGTTCAGGAGTCTTTTTAGCTTTTACAACTTTTTCTTCCATTTTTAATCTCCTTTATTTAACTTTTGCATCAAATCTAGATACCGCTCTAGCAACAAAATCATTTGCCTTTCTAGGTGGCATCTTAATTCTGTGTGCAAAGTGTTTCTTTCCCATTTCATCTACCCAAACGAATGGCCTTCCGTTTTTACGAACTAATGTATAAACTCGTTTAGTTCCATTCTGTACCATTGGTGAGTAATCAACGTGAGAAGGGTTTCTAGAATCTTTTTCTAGTTTGTCCGCATCTACTCCGATTAGATATTCGGTATTAGATACTTTTTCTTTCGTGATAGAATCCTTTAAAGCACCTGGCCTATATTCATTCCATGGCATACTTGTCATTTCTTGAGCATAGAATCTGCTACCTCTTGGAGCTTCTTCTCGCATAGTTTCTTCTAGTTCACTAGCCAATCCTTCAAAATCTTCTTCACACGCTTCTATAACATCTTCTAAGAGGCCTTTTAGCATTTCCTACACCTCGATAAAGGGGTAATAAAGTTTTCCTCCATAGACGTATTTAAAGCCTTTTAGGAATACACCATCTTCATACGATACTTCCTCAACTTTGTTCATAAGGAAGATTTTTACTAGTCCACTAGGCAAACACATACGTTTTGAATACTCGTAAGATGTGTTTGATTTGGCTTTAGCACCGCATACAGGGCATCCGTTTTTCTTTGTGGAACTTTTCATTCCAATATATTTAATTCTCATACTACTGCACCAACCCATGTGTCTTTTGAATTACATACTGACAAGATACCTAATTGCTCTGAATACGCTTTTGTAATATGTTCACGAACATACATACTAATTGAAATCTGAGCATCAGAATTTTCTTCTGAAATAAGAACATCACTGCCATCTGTTTCTTCACACGTGCTACAACCACATTCACATCTATTCATTGCGATAACGAATTGTAGGAAGTCGCAGAATACAGGCAATAGACATTCTGGTATCGTTTCATATCCAGCTACATAACTGACAACGATTTTAGATAATTCATCACATCCACAATTGCACACATCTTTGTAGTCGATATTAGATAAATCAACGTACACGATACTGTCGTATGGGTTATAAGAAAAATCTTTATCAACTTCTAATTTGTGAGTAGTAAATGTAATTCTTTCTCTAGTGATAACAGATACTTCAATCGTTGTTGGATCAATCATTGGATAGAATAGCGGTATGCGTACAATGCCTGAATCGCAACCGCATTTCTTAAATTCACCAACATCAAAGACTTCCTCTCTTTGAGATGAGAGGAAAGTCTCACAAGGATGGTTTTTCCAACAAGTGATGGTACTAATTAAATCAATTAGTTCTCCAACATTCTTTTCAAGCTTATCTGCTTCTAAATCGCTTTCCTTTATGCACGAACAATAGTTTTTCAATTGTTCGACAATTTTTTCGTACATTATTCACCAATGTTGATTGGTACGATAGTTGTTGGTTTTAATACAAGGTCTAATCCATTTAATGTATCTCCTAATGTAGCTGCTGACATTGGAATACCTTGGATAACCATTAATCTGTTTGCATCCGTTCCAAATGCACATCCAAAGTTGTAGTAGTAATCACATTGAGTACCACAACCATCTGATGGTGTATCTGTAGCACCGAATGTATGACGTTGGAATTTTTCAGATGGTTGGAAAGTAGTTCCCATTACCAAACCTACTGTATTTCCTTCTAATACCCATACATCACCTGTACCTTTTGTGATATCGCATGGAACTAATTTATCTGCGATAAATCCATGTCCTTTAAATGCGACTTCGCCTGTTTCTTTATTACGAGTCCATCCATCAGGATATTCTCCGTTGAATTTACCTGGAACAATAACAGATTTAATACCTTCAAGTACTAATGGGTGACAAGCAAATTTGTAATCGCCATCTCCTAATGCTGCTAAACGTAATCCAACTGAATCAAATGCAGATAATACGTTTGTACCTACAATTTTGATAACCGCTTTATCTTCCATTACTTCCAATAATCCATGGAAAGGTTTCAATGTAGCAGTACCTGTTGACATTGTTCCTAAGATTACGTTAATAGCTGTAAAATATGCCATTGAAATTAAATCCATACGTTTCTGAGCTTCTTTAATAGTTTCTCCTTCACGTTGGAAGTAGCAAACCATGTCATTAGCTTTGATTTTACGTGTTTCATTTACTAAGCTATCCATAATAGGTTCGCAGCTCTTTAAACACAACAATGCTAATGGAGCATTGCTACCGCATTTAGCTAAATCTAATGGAACCCAGCAACATTCACCTTGTGTTGATTTAGGTTCTGTTGTTCCGTATGTGAATGGCAACTGAATATAGAATTTACCATCTTCTTTTTTTGTAACACTCCATGCTCCTCGGTTCATAGCACCTTGCATCTTACGTGAAGCTGGTGTGTTCATTAACCAAGAAACTAATGGGAACACGTTTTGGAATGGATTGGCTGGTGAGTTATCTGAATAATCAGTACCGATACCAACTGTTCCTGCATTTGATTTAGAAGCGTTTGCTGCTAAATTCTGTCTTGCTTTTTCATAATCAATATAAGCTTTTGAAAATGATGTTAAATCCTCGATATTAGAACTTAGACGTTCCACCATTCCTGGTGTGACTGCCATTTTTTCTAATAATGTGTTATCAGGATTTGTAAATAATAAATCTAACATGGTTTACCTCCTATCCCCACATATCTCCGCTAACGTTAGAAGTTGAAGATAATTTTTCTTCTTTCTTTTCTTTATCGTTAGCTTGTCCTGAAATCAAACTAGACAATCTGTCTAATGTGCTTTCTGCTTTCTTTTCAAATTCTGTTTTTTCTTTCTTAGAACTTTTTAATTTTTCTTTTAATTCTGCATTTTCTTTTTCTAATGCTTCAACTTTTGCACTTAAAGCTTCAAAAGCATCCATAAATTTGTTGATTTTTTCCATGTCATCCTTAGACATTTCAACAGTTTCCAAAGTTTCTTCGCCTTTTTTAGCTTCTTCGTTTTCAGTACCTTCTTCTTTACTTTCAAGTGTATTTTCTTCTTTAGAAGGTTCTTTCTCTTCTTTTTCTTCCTCTTTGTTTTCTAAAGCTTCATTCTTATTTTCTTCTTTATTTTCAGAACTCAACTTTAAAATCTTTTCCCATAGGTTCATTTCTGAGTCTCCTTTACTGTTTAAATTTTCGCCTGTACTGTTTACATTGGCTGGATTTGCAACAACTGAGAAACCAGCAATCTCAATTTCGTTGTAGAATGGTGCATTAAATTTGAATGACGATTCTAAATCAAGTGTTCCTCTCAGTTCTGCACTAATACTCAATGGTATTTCTTGCTTCAATAAATCTTGCACAATGTGCAATTCCCTATTTAGTTTGACGTTTACATCAAGACCTCTTCTTCCATCCCCAATATCGACAACTGTTAAATCATCTTTAGTCCATGTACCTAAGTTTAAAGGGAGTGATGTAATGTCAATGTGAGCTAAGTTGATATATCCTACATAATCAGAACTCAAGCTATCGTAGAATGCTTGTACTGCCCCTTTTTTGATGTATAGACGAATATCATCTCCACCCTCATATGTTATTGCCCCCTCGTCAATAAGACGTGTAGGCTTGTTTTCTACGTACCCTGAGGATAGGTTCACACTGACATAATGGTTTTCTTTATCTACGCTTGATAAAGTGATTGCATTGTCGTAAAATGCTTTTCCTTTTTTTCTACGATCAATGCTATCTTTAATGCTTGCTACATATGTTGGAACTCTTTTCTTTTGTGGCATTATTTCTTAGTCTCCGTTTCTACTACGATTACGGGCTTATAGAATAATTTCTGAATCCTTCCACCACATGAATTACATTTCTTGACTTCGTATGGAATCTTTGCTCCTTTTAAGATTTCTTCCATTGTGGAATCGTATCTTTTTTGGATAGTTTTGTTTCTAAGTGCTTCTAACAAAACTTTATCTTCGGGAATCTTGTATTTCTTCTTAGGCTCAAGAACTACATATCCGTATAGCAAAGTACCGCTATCTAATTTTGAATAAACGTCAATTTGCGTTTTTTCTTCGATAACATCAAGAAGTTTCAAATACTGTTTTGCGTTCTTTGCTGCTTCTTCCAATGCGAACTCATGTCTACCGTTTTGCTTTAAGAAAGCGTTTCTTTCTTCTAGGGAATCAAACCAAGTAACACCGTTAATAGTTTGTACGTTGTTCTGCATGGTATCTCCTTCTAAGCATCATGGCATTGATCGTCTGTATACTTTGTTTCTGTTTGTTCTGAGCGTTCTACTTTTGCTACATTGCAGAATAAGAATGAAGTCCAAGTTGTTACTGTTTTTTGATTAGGTGATTCACCTGTTGTAGTAATAACTGGCCATTCAAATCCAATAGCTCCGTCTTGGTCATTCAATTTGTTATGCCAAGCAGTGTTAAAAGCAGTCGCATCTTTCCCTGTTAAAGTGATAGGGTTTCCGTACCCTTCTTTAAAAGTGATTTTTACAGTGAAACTACGTTTAATTGACATTTATGTATCTCCTTTCATTATCTTGCATATAAAAAGGCAATACCTCGAAATATGCAAAAATCTATATAGACAGTGAAAACTGTTTATACCTTTTGTTTATTTCCAAATATTGCCTTGTTTTTCTACTTTTACTTCTAATTAAAACTCTAATGTATCTTCTACTTGTTCTGTTGGATTATTACCAATCAATTTAAAAATCTTGACCATTGATTCTTTGTTCAATTTGCCTTTGAACTCATTGATAAATTCTGTATCTGAAATATTTCTTTGACCAATTAAGAATAAATCAGCATTTCCTTTTGAATCTTTCTTAGCTCCAATCTGATATACAGGAATTGTAGTTGTATATACACGTCCACTTGCCTGTTCTTTGCAAGCTCTGTAGTCTGTTACGACTTCGTAATATACATCTTTAACAACTTCTTTTTCTTTCTTCGTTTTTTCATCAACAATCGTCTCTTTTACTTCTACTTTTCTGTATCTGTTCTCAAAGAAAGAAGTTGGCACTGCGATTGCATTGGATTTTGTTTCCAAATATCCAAGTCCATCAGGTCGCATAGGTCTTTCACCAAATTCAACCTCTTTACCTTGAATTTTCTCTTTTACCAATCCAATTTTGTTGATTCTCTGTGCATCTTCAAATGAATATAACGGAGTCCCATTTAAACTTCCTAGTGGTGTTACCTCATTTTCAGATAAGATACTTTTTAAAATATCCATTTCCATTTTATTTTCTCCTCTCACTATAACGTTTTCTCGATAGAATCCATCATTCTAGTAACTGATTCCATCATGTAATTCTTTGTGCTCTTGTCTAACGCTTCTGCTCCGTTGACAATAGCACCTACGATTTGAGTAACTGACAAGGCCAATTTATATGTCTTTGCAGACTTGTCTTGTTGTTCTTTCAATTCGTATTTATCAAAATAAACCTTTGGTACACCTAATTTCTCACTTAACATAGGAGAAATCTGAGTGGCGAACCTTTCTCGCATTGGTACGATTGTATTTGTCATGGCATTATCTATGATTCTTTCCATAGATACGTTTCCTGATACATCCCCTAAACCGATTAATTCAGGAGTAAGACCGAAACACTGACAAATAATAGAACCTTCCTTCATTTGAAGGTATTCCAAGAACTCCGTACCTTTTGTAACACGAGGCAAGTGATCCATTTTTTCAAAAATAGAACTTGCAAGGATTACATTGTCTGATTTTGAATTTCTGATTTCCTGACCTAGACGTTTAGCTTCAATTCTTGCTTTGTCGGCTCTGTCTGCTTTAGAACTTGATGATTCGTCTAAAACTTGGGAAGCCGATAAATCAATCGTATCTCCCTTGGCAAATCCGTCTTTTAGCCAAAAAATCAAACGTCCAGGTCCATCATACTGAATATCGTAGTTCAAACGCTCATAAACTGCACCTAATAGCTTTAGACGTTGTTTATCACGTAATAAACAAGATAATCCGTTCTCATTGTCTGTTCCGTTTCTCAAATTGCAGAAATTATCAGGAATCTCTACAATGATTGTTCCGTCTTTTGACATTAATTTGCCTGTTTTAAGGAATAACGCTTCGTCAAAGTCAATTTCCTTTGTTCCTAATGAGATAGGTTCTTTATCGTTTGCCGACATAGCATAACAGATAGGAACTCTAAATCCTTTATATTCATCATCTTCACGCATGATAGAAACATAATTGCGATAGTTCTCTGTAACAATCCCTTTATCTTCGTCTAGCCAACGAATACCGCATTTTCCGTACAGTAAGGACTGCATAATAGCGTTTTGAAGTACGGAATAGTTTGTAACTCCCTGTACATTGTGTTTGTAAAGGAATGGCATAAGAACATTCTTGTCTAAATTCTCATCACCCGTTGTGATTCCGTTTGAGAATATAAAGTCAATAACCTTACCGACAACATATGGAAGCGTTGGTAGATTTTCTATCATCCAATCAATCTCATCAAACTGATTCTTAAAGTTTGTCTTTATAAATCCGTTGATGCAATCTGAATTGCAGTTCAACATAGCTTCCATTACCTTTTCGGCTTCGGTTTCTGCATTAGAACTGTGAATATTTTGCGAAATGTTAGATGACACATAGGTATTGGATGCTAGTTTAACTCTATCCTTTTGTCTTTTCTTTGTTCTTCGACTCAAATTAGCACCTCCTAATCGTTCTCTGCATACGCAAGTATTTCACCGCTTAGATTATACATTAAACAACTGCGGACAGAAAGTACCGAGGAATCTAGGGCATCAGGAGAGTGTCCTAAGCGTTGTTTTATCTCCTCCTTAGGAATAATGGCTATCTTCTTATTGTTCTTCGATACAGTCCTTGTAGCAAGCAATTCAGGCTTCAATCTTTTGGCAACTTCCGTTGTGAAAGTCAATTTCTTACTGTCCATTAGCTGCTGAAAGTCTAAATACATTTCCGCTCTCAGATTAAATGCATAAACCGCACTGTAATGTCTTGCCTTGATACGAGATTTTGTTGGCCCTCCTTGGAAATTGACACCCTCAAGGATAAATCCTAGCTTCTCAGAGTATTTTGACAATCCTTCGGTCAACCATGTACCGAATCCAACGTCAACACAAACATATTTGACGTTTAATGTCTCGATAATCTTAACAATCTTAGTAATAATCTTCTCAGATGTGACTCCTTGCACCCAAACGCCCTCTTTTAGATTGTAAATTGTCTCGATTTTGCAGTTTCCGTATCTATTTTGGGAGCATAAAGCAACATCTATACCATCTTTTCCTGTATAAGCCGAGTCTACACCTAAGAAAAAACGCTTTTTATAAGAACTATCGACTTTATCGTCGTCTAAAGTCATGGTTTTGAACATACTTTCATCTGAAAATTCCTCTAATTCGCATACTAAATAACGTTGGCAAGTACTTCTATTCTTGTAAAAATGAGAATTTAGTATCTGAGAAGCACTTTTCATACGATCTTCTTCGTAAGCAGTACGGACATCCATCCAAACAACTAATGTTCCTTCGGGGTATTTTTCGTTTGTCATGCAATCGTAGAACTCTCCTCGTTTGTGGGGGTTGGAAATAGCAATTTCAAGCTCTTTTGAACCGTCAACACTTGAAAATTCCCTTCGTCCTATCTCGGCATACGCATCTTCACTGACTTGGGCCGCTTCGTCAATAATATAATCTCCACCCTTACCGATAGCATTGTTGTTTTTCTTAGGGTCTACACTGTTTCCACCTAATGTAACGATTTCTACACATCCTCCGCCTTTAAATGAAATCTTAGTTTTGGAAGTAGAAGTCTGTAATTTTTCAATCTTGTTTCCTGAATCTAATACAGAACTCTGAATAGACTCGTCTGCATTTTGCAAATGCCCAATTACTTTTGACATGATGATAGTTGCAGTTTCTCCTGTTGCGGCCGCAATTCGTACTTGATGTCCTTTGTAAGCACGATAAATAGCAATCATCCCTAAAGTCCAGCTTTTGCCATACTGAGAAGTAGTAATTGCATAGATTGTATCGTATCCCTCTACAACCGCACCGAACAACATAGCTTGCGTAAAGTGAAGATTGACTTGAAAATATGTCAAAGCCTCTCTTGCACCGATAACCGCAAGTCTAAAAGCCTCCTGTCTAGAAATATTCAATCGTTTGTAATGTTCGGGGATATACCCTCTCGTCCAATTCTTCAATTTATACTTCGGGGTAGCTTCCTTCAACAACCTAACAACTTCTTCTTGGCTCTTATTAATAGCTTTAGCTTCCTTTAAGTCCTCTACATCCTTAGAATACTGTTCCGTAACACTAAGAGTCTGTTTCTTCATACTCATTCGTATCTTCCTCCTCGTGTTCTATTACCTCGGCATCTAAAAACTCACTTCCCATTTTGATTCCTAATATATCGTTGATTCTTTCTTCCGCAATCGCTCTTTTCTGTTCAACAGTAATATTATTTACACTTCCAACATTTAAAATATTGCTCTTTCCAATGCCATCCATTCTATTCAATTCTTTTAAACATCCAAGTCTGTCTTTCATGTCCTTTTCTTCGTCTTGAATGTTATCGCTAAGCCATTGTCTACGTTGCTCTACTGTCATAACACTTCTTTGATCTCTCTTTTTTACCCTCTCATGTATGACATTCCTAAATAATGGACTGTTTAATATCTTATATCCCTTGTTATAAGCACTCTTATCGCTTAAATCAGGACGAATCTTTTGCATGGACTTCGTAATATTCCCACTCTTTGAATACTCGTCAAAGAATCTCTTAGCTTCATCCTCACGCTTTAATTCTGAAACAGTCTTTGCCCTTGGCATACTCTCATCCTCTCTTTCTCTACCTCCCTACATTATAAGTTATTTCAATGCGGACGTTTTTACCCCTATAAAAAACACATGAACTCATTTTTTTCAAAACGCAAATTTTCGTTTTCCTAAAATTTTTATCTAAAAAAGGGGGCGTTTATTATATTTCGTGTTAGCACTCTGTTGTATTAAGTGCTAGGTGTAAAAAATGTGGTTTGGTCGAGAGGGAAGGCATGGGGTGTGTAGGGTCGTTTTTTCCTGTTGCGATTTTCAAATCATGACCCCAAACGCATATATATTTATGTATGCAATACATGAACAACATTCAATCATGATCATTCAAAGCAGCAAGAAAAAAGCAAGAAAAAAAAGACAAGAAAAAAAGCTAGTTCAAACATTTTAGTTCAAACTAGCATAAAAGATAAATAATAATAAATAATATAATAAATAATATAATAATAAATAACCAGTATTTATATAAGAATGCAAGTAATAATATAAACACAAGTATAGTTGTTAATTGATCAATCATTTATCAACCGCCTTATTCAATTCTAACAATAGTTTTTTATGTACGTTTAGCCTATGCTTTTCTTTTTTAGTCTTATTCTTATCCTTTTCAAATACTTCTATCCAATTATTTAATCCACTTTCATATAATTCTAATAGCTTAATATACATTCCTTTTTTATTATCAGCAGTTAAGACAATTTCGTGATCATCTTTATAGAATAAAAAGTTAACTTCATTACAAGTGTAAGGCTTTATATTGTACCATGTTATTATATTATGGTTATAACATCCTTTTTCATTCTCTTTTATATGCTGATAACTCAAGCATTGAATACAATTACATAATCTTACAATGTCTTTTTTTAATATTTTAGTCATGGTTTCACTTCCTTTTTAACAATACTTTCTAATAGGTGTTACAACAGATTGATTATCATTTTTTTCATCCTTTCAATTAATTATAAATTAATGGTAGTACTATATTTGATAGGCATAGAAATAGGCCTATCAACAACAAGTCAAAGCAAATATAAAAGTAGAATTTAAGTAATGCAAGAAATAATATTTGCACGTTATTCATTTCGTTAAGTTGCTTACGTGTTACCATTGTCAGCACCTACCAATCAATTTTAATATCAGTAAGAACATAATCCCATGATGTCCCATAATGAGTAACACCCCAAAGATACATATCTAGCGTTTCATTATAATATACAATTTCATTTGTTTCTTGTTGTAACAATCTAGCCCCCCAATCATCTACGATATACCATTGGAAGACCTCTGACTCGTCGTCTTGCTCGCTTTCAAGTTCTTCTATTTGATCGTTTATTTCATTTATTTCATTTTCTAGAATTTGTGATGGGCTGCTTTCATTTTCTTCTTCTAACTCGTCTCGTTTTTCTTCCAGTTCTTCTATCTCGTCCGCGTTGTCAATAGCTCCACTTACTTGCTCCCAATATCCAATATCATATGTCAAGTTCATGATGTCGTTATTTAATACAGCATCGAAACACTTTGCGAGTGTTGCATAATCAACATAACCGTGTTCCATTCCGTAATCACTAATAGGGTTTCCATAATAATATTTTTGCTCTTTTTTCATTTTCTTTTTAGCCCCAATTAAGTTATAATAATGACGTATATATATTTATTGGGGCTTAACCTCCATATACTATATTTATATATACGTTTTTTTGAATGATCTTATTTCTAAACGTTTAGCAGTACTTGGAAATAAGATCTTTTTTTTGTCTTGTTTTTGGTTGTCACCCCTTTTCTACAATACTATTATAACATGATATCGCTATAATTACCACCCCTTTTTTCACTTTTTGTTCACGAATCGTGAATATAATAGCGGAAATTTTCGTACTACACCGTGTTTTTGTCTACGAATCGTGAACAATTTACAAAATACAAAATATACAAAATACAAAATTTTTCGCCGATTACAAAATACAAAATACAAAATTTATTTTTTATATTGACAATTTTTTCTTTTTGGAACACTTAAAATTCCCTTTAAATAAAGGACATTACTTATTTTTCGTGAATAATTGTTAATTAAAATAAAAAAGACAATAAAAAAACCCATCAAACTTCATTAGAACTTGATAGGTAGTTAATACTAGTAATAATAGTATATATATCTTCTTCTTATAGGTGTTGGAAGGCTCTGTGGAGGACGTAGCTCCTCTTTTCTTCTTTCCCCCGAGGTCAAAACCCCTCTTTATCTCCCCCGAACCTCTTTCCTATTATATATATGCCGAAGGACTTAGATATATCGTTTTTTCATAGATCAATCATTTTAAAATATGCAGAATACGTATAATATAGGCTCTGTGTGCTCAATACAGAACCTTAAACCATACAATCGACAAGATATAGAATTAATAAAGAATTTCTAAAGGAGTATGAAATGAAATATCTGCCTATTCATTTCAAAGTAGTAGTATATGACTACGTGATGACAATTTATGAACCAACCTAAACAATCGTGTGTAAACATTAGTATAAACATTTTGGAACTTATCGTGTTTATTACGCATATTTGACTGTATGGACGTTTCTATATCTCTGAATTTACTTGTTTTTTCTTCTTTTCCCCCAACCTCTGTTGCGATATATTGGCACGTTTCACGAAAATCCTGTTGCGATTGTATCGGCTATTGCGAATTGGGGGCGTTGTTGCGAATGGGGTGGCATTTTCATTGCGTTCATAGGGCGTAATTTTCTATTGCACCCTCCCCCGTCAATTAAATATTGCACTTACACCGTTATAATATCCTCAGGTCTCCCCGAGGCACTCAATTCTTGAGTAAGTAGAAGTAAAAAATGTCTCGTCAAGGAGTGGCAATATTTGGTCTTTTTAGGTACTCCTTAACTACATATATTATACCATTTTTAAGTGCGGACGTGTGAAAAAAATACGATAAAAAAAGGCTATTTGTTGTTAGCCTCTTTCTTTTCTCTTTCTAAATCCTGTAATATCAGTTGTCTTACATAATTGTTCTTGCTAGGTACAGAATCAAGCTTTTCTATGATCTCTGCTTCATGAGTTTTATGAAACTTTAGAAGAATTTGTCTGATATTAGCTTTTTCATACTTCTTAGTTGCTCTTAATTTTGCTTCACTTACTTTTGCCATTGTCATTACCTCTACTTTTCTTTACATACATAGTATAGCATATAACGATATATTTATCAATAGGTAAATTAAAAAAGCCTATTTTACTAGGCTTGATTTCTGTTGTATGCAAATCCTGAATATTCTAGGCAATCCCTTAGTTCTTCAAGACTGTAGTTGTTAGAAATGAACTGTATGTAGCTTGAAAGTAGCTGCTTTCCACTTCTAACCCCGTTTAAGTGTAATTCCACCCCGAATACAGATATACCGATAAACCACGCAAATGCAAATGCATCTAATTCTATATGTTGGGTTTCATATCCTTCATTTTCGCTCCCTTTATACTCTTTTAACTCCTTTTTCCAAATTTTGAGCATTTCAGGAGTAGCAATATCCGCCAATCCAACATCATTTATAGCCTGATATTGAGCACAATGTCTAACTTCATGTGCCAAACTCAAATAAAGATCTATTTCATCCTTGAATTTATCTAAATCCACATAGATTTTATTCTCTTTCACGATTGTTGTTGCTTTGGCAGATTGTTTTAATTGGAAACTTTCTGTTTTTTGCCCGTTTCCATAGTAGGCTTTTCCGTCTTTCTGATAGATAACAACAGGCGGTTCAATCGCCATCAAATCAGATAAAAACATAATGTAATTGTTGTAAGTGTTCATACATATATTTTACTACATAAGACTAAAAAAGGCTATAAACATATTTGTCGTTTTAAACGTGTTTTTAGCCTTTTCTTCATTTACCCTAATAAATACTCATCTCAATCTATTTTGCTCGTTAGAATCACTTCTAGACGTGTTTAAATTGATTTTAAGAAGTTTTTCTTCTTTTTCTACGCAAGTTGTAGTCTTTATCAATTAAAATCTGTAATATCATTGTTCTGTCAACTAGATATTCAATTCCATCACTATTGAAACCAACGATCTTACACCACCAGCGATTGTATGTATAAGGTTTAGTCAATACGATTTGCACTAATTCAGTTTCATCAAATAAAGTTGCCATTGCGACATCCCCTGCTCTTAGACCAATATTGCCATGGTAATTAAACCATCCTCCGCAGGTTTCTTTGAAATGCTCGTATTCTGTATCTCTTCTAGGCATTTAAACAATTCCTTTAGATAATCCCAATCTGAGTTAATAATGCACATTTTACTTCTTTTTCTTCTCGTCTATCGAGTGGTTTTATATGCCACTTAACATTTTCTTTGTTGATCGTTAAGATTTGCTCGGCTTTTGCCATTCCATATTCATGTCCCGTATCAATCATAACGTGGCATGGTAAATCTGTTCTTTTTAAATTGCTAGTAATTGGAATTACATTCACTGTTTTACTTCCTTTATTTTGAATGTCGTTTGAAATAACGATACAAGGTCTCCTTTTATAAAGAATTGTATTACTGTATTTCGGTAAATCACACCAGTAAATGTTATTGTTTAGGATTTCCATAATGATAACCACCTATCCTCTCTAATTTATCCTCTAAATTTCTGTTATGCTGCTGCAACCCGTATATTTTTCTATCTCTCTCAATTAAAGCCTGTTTAATTAATTCCATATCGTCATATAGTGCATAGAATCCGTTGTTCTTTAAAGCTTCTTCTATATTTTTAAAACTTGTCTCTACTTGAGTTTTTGCTATCATCTTCTTCATTCCAATCCATCCCGTACACGTCATCAATAGAGTCATCTACTGCATCATCCTCATCACTCTCAATTGGAACACGTACAATTTTTGTTCCAATTCTATGAGTGAATAAAATGCACACTGCCCAAATAGGGTGTACATGAATCACCATGTATGCAGTAAATATCATTACCGCTATGTTATGAATTGCCATGCTTAAATACATCATTTTGCTATTTTCTCCTTCATATATTTTGAACTCATACTTTGAGCTTCTACCCCTTCTTTTTACAACGCAATATTCCAAATATCATTTAATAATGAATCAACAATATTACATGAATTACTATTTTCTGTATCAGAAACAGTAACATTTAATTTAATTTGTACATTCGTACTTTCTTTATGCTTATTTCGTTTCTTCAAACCCATCATATCCATACCCCATATGTTGATATTTGTATTTTCTAACTTCATATTCTGCTTTATTGAGATCGTCAATCAACCTACAATTTTCAAGTTCCAATTCGTTTATACGTTCTGAAACAACTAAGGAATAAAGTAGCATTGAAGCTATGCCACCTATAAAAAATCCTGCAAAGAAATATATCATCCTACCACCTCAGATTTTTCTAGGATTTCTTCAATTGTTTCATCCCTATTAATGCACTTGAAATACCCATTTTTTCTCATCTCGGTTAAAGAATTTATATTTTTGAACTGGTATTTTGGTGAATATCCTTGTGAACAGCTTTGTAATAAATCAATCTCAAATTTAGTTAATTTATATACTGTCTTTCTGTATGGTTTTTTAAGCCATTTTTTTATTTCATTGCAACCAATGCACTTACCATCTTTATCTACAAAAATACATTCAGTACATGAAATTGCATTGCAATTACTTATTTTTCCTTTTGAAATAGCTAAATCATCCGAACACAATTCAATGATTCCATCCTTGTAATGTTCAAAGTTCGTTTCAACCTTCTCTTTAAAATGTTCATTCACCAATCCTTCAAGTAAATTTACATCTTCTTTGAATCTGTTCATTGCACTCATGCAACCATCAAAATTGTAATATGATTGTTCCATACGTTCTAAAGCATCTATATATTCTTCTTTTGTTTTCATTAAATCCACCCCAATTCCTCGCATTGCTTATTTATTGCTTTTAGTTCATATTCATCTAATACAAATACATCTTGAGATTTATTGTCATTATATGTTTCTAAATCGTGAAGCCTTATTTCTTTTTTTATTCCAATAAATTCAATAGACTTAATATACCCACCATCATCAAACGAATAACTGCAATACTTATGACTTATCACTACTTGGTGATAGCCTATTGCTTCAAACATTTCTCTAGCGTTCATCTTCATCTCTCCAATCCAACGCCTGTCCACAATTTGGGCAAAATTTCATATTTGGGTGTGCATTGTTAATATCACTCATCTGTCTATTACACGCTGGACATCTTCGTGTATGTCTTGTAGCTACCAGCTTTTTTGGGGTTGCTCTTTCAACCAATTCTTGTAATGTTTCGCATGAACTGAAATAAAAGTTTTGTAAATACTTTGGAGTGTGATATCCATCACCACTTTTATCTAGCACTATGTTTTTAATCTCGTTTAAAGATTCTTGATATTTATTCATTTTCTTTCTCCTTATAAGGTTCAGGTAATGGCATCCAAGCTATAACTTTACAGTTTGTGTTTCTCTTCTCGACAGTCCATTCCCCATCATGAGTAAATGCCTCTTTAACAATTACCGTACCGTCATTATATTTAATTGTTGCAATCACTATATTTGATGTTGTTCTCCATAATTCACTTGTCCATTTATCTGTTCCATACAATTTAGCAAATATGCTATCGTGTTCCTTTGGCAGTCTTTCAGAAACAGGAATCCACTCAAATGAATCTGCTTTATCAACTAAATCTTTTAACAAATCCATAGAATTAGACATTTCTTCCATAGTTGGCTTATATCCATCTTCTCTTTCTTATCCACACATTAAGTGAAGCAATGTATCTATTACTTCAATAGCTTTTTGATATTTATTCATATGCCTTTAATTCCTCTTTAAGCTCATTTATAGCTTGCTTAACATCTTTCAAGTCTAAATCTACGTTAGAAACTAAATCTGCCATTCTACAGTTTGAATAGCCTTGTAAAGCTCCTTCTAATGTAGAGTGAAAGGAAATCTGTTTCTTGATTTCCGTTTCTACTCCGTCTTTGCTTTTTTGAATTGCATCTTGAACCAAAGTGTAGCTTTTTCCGTCTGATACGATACCGTATCCATTTTGTAGTTTAATCATTTTCTTTCTCCTTTAATGATTCTAATTCTCGAATAAAATAATTAAAAAGATTTATTTTCGTTTCGCATACTTCAATATCTCTTGTTAATCTGTCAAGTCTTTTTCCTCTTTCATCTCGTAATAAACAACAACCCTTTATCGTTAGTTGAATATCACTCATGTAAGTCCTCAAATTATAATCACAACTGCTAATTTCATCTTCTAATTCAGTAATTAATTCATCAATTCTTTCTTTAATCATATGTATTTCCTTCTTTCTATTCTAAATATCCTCATCTGCAGGCATTTGGAATGCTTTAGGGTATATATATTCTGTTCGCTTTTGAATTTCATCTAATACCTTTAAAGCTTTTTCTTCGGTTGAATACTCACCTAAAATATAATAATCGTCGCCATACCCATAACATCTAAATTGATAAATAATTTCTGAATGTATATTCAATTTATTAAAACAAATATCATTCACATTTACCAACACATCTCTATTCTGACTTCTAATAAACAATTTAATCCCATCCCTTCAATTTGTTGTATTCTTCAATACTTATAAAATAATAATTTTTGCCTTTATATGCTTTTTTTAATTTTATTGACCTTTGTATATATTGATAATGAATGCCTAATTCTTCAAACTCTGATAAAGGCCTATAAACTTTTTTATTTCCTTCTTCATCTATTTCTAAAACTGGCTTACCAAAAGAATATATTTGATTGTATTTGTTATCGCACCATTCTAAGTTGTCAACATTATTATTTAATTTATTTTCGTCTTTATGATTAACTTGCAGTAAATTATGTGGATTTGGAATGAATGCTTTAGCGACTATAACATGGACAAATTCATTTTTAACAACGCCATTTTTGCTAAGTCTTAAAACTAGATAACCACTCGTGTTTATCCTTTGTTTCATTATTCTTCCTTTGTTGATGTAACTGCCATTAACGCCATTTTTTCTTAAATGAGGGATAGATATTATAATGCCATTTTCATTGACTTCATATAAATTTTCATACCCTTTAACCTCTTTCCACATCTTAATACCCCTTTGCTAATCTTTCTTTATTGATCTCATTCTTGCGAATATATTCGTTATAGATTTCTCCAATCGAATAACCCATATGCAATCCTAATGCGATTACATAAGCTAATACGTTATCATCACGTGTTAAACTGATTACACAACTAAACGCATATGCCTGTCCAAATCCTAAATCCGTTTTTAGCTTGTTATAATTCCACTTAATATCCTCATCCATATAACATCCTGTACCGAACTTGATTTCGTACATCAATGCAAAGTGCACAACATCAATGTATTCTTCAAATACTTTAGATTCGTCTTTAGGTTCTTGCGTGAACTTCCACCAACACCAATCAGCTTTTTGAGCGTGCATCAATTCTCCTAATTCGTCAAACAACGCACTTTCTAATTTACTTTTAGAAACATAGTCAACATTATGTTTCTTAAATACTTCCGCTTCATATGCTTTCTGTCTTTCCAACATATCTTTAATTAATTCTGTACTTGTCATTTGTTTCTCCTTTTATAATTCAACATTTTCAATTAATGCTCTTTTTTCAAGAACGGATAAATACAATCCCATGTATTTTTGTTGCTCTCTTAATAATTCAAGTGGGCAATCATGCTTAGTTACTTCTTTGCCTAACATTTCTTCTACTTCAATTTTGTTGCAGAAATTCTTCAATTTCTCATATCTGATTTTTACTTGGTGATATTCTGCTACAAATCTTTCTTTGTAATCCTCAGAGTTCATTAATTCTACTGTTTCTTTTAATTCCATGTTGTTTTTCTCCTTTTTTTCTTTGATTTTTCTAATCTCAATTGATGATGGATAAAGGTTCAAAACTTCTTGATTAATTTCAAAAGATTTTCGATTTCTAATCTTATCCCAAACTTCTTTTTCTGAATCAGCTTCTACGATTTCTGATAATTTAGCGAATATATTCGCCTTAAATAAATATTTTGCCATGCTTTTCTCCTTTAAAATAATTGTGTTTCTACGTTGGACAACATCTTTTCTTTTGCTTCGTTATAAAAGTTCTTTTTAATTTCAAATCCATAACAACTTCTTTTTAATTCCGCACAAGCTCTAAGTGTTGAACAACTGCCAGCTACCGGATCAATAACTACGTCTCCTTCGTCCGTATAAATCTCAATCAACTGTTTCAACAGATTTACTGGCTTTTGCGTTGGATGAATCTTCGGTATGTCTTTTCCATCACGTTCAAATTCAAACCAATCTTTAATCATTCGTCCAGTCCCTTTAATTGGCTTTCCGTCTTCTCCAATTTGTCTACCATTTCTAAATTTAGGCAGCTTATCACGCCAAAGAACTAAAGCACATTCAGTAGCACCTACAATTCGCATATTTGCTTTAAGCACTTGTGATGATGATTTCTTTACAAAGAACAATGGTTGCGTATGTTTAAAACCAAATTGCTTTGAATATTCAGTAATCTCATTCAATTGCTGCCAAGAGCAAAATATAATCATACATGGTGCTTGTCCTTTTTCTTTAGGCTCTTTTTTTAATAATCGAGTACAAAAATTGAAAAAATTATAGATTTTAAAATCATTGTCAGTATCAAAGAATTCACTATTAGCTTTCTTTGATTCTCCATTTTTATTGTCCCCCCCCACGTACCAATCACTTCTGCTACCATATGCATTTTTACCAATGTTATACGGTATATCTGCAATAATTAATTGGGCTCGTGGGATTTGGTATCTTTTAGCATTTTCAAAGTGATCATTGAATAATTCAATCTTCACTCGCTTTTGATATTCACTCATTCTTGTTCCTCCCTTTCTGTTTTTAAAACAACGTAATCTGTTCAAATTTTTCTCCATTCTGTTCAAATGTGTTTTCTTCATAGTTTTTGACTAAATCTCTGTATTTGCTAGTAAATGTTCCTTTATATCCTTTTTCATTTATGACTGTACGATCTTCTGAATCAACTTCTTCATTTTCTAAAGGTTCAAATACTAACGCTCCTAATTCATAGTCAACGTAGTATTCTGCATTTGGGAAAACACGTTTGATGTACTTGTCTGCTTTTTTAAGCTCTAGTTTTTCTAGGAAGCTTGCATACCTTCCGTAAACGTTATTTTCCGACATATTCCCCAATGTATAGACTTCCTTCAATTACATAAAGATTCATAATGTTTTCCTTTATTGCCCCTAGAAAATCCTTTCCAGGCTTTTTAAAAGCTAGTTTTCCATCTTTCGTACAGTATTTGTATTTGTTAGAACTATCGTCATCACATTTTTGAACACTGTACATAAGTTCATCATCATACCTTTTCGCAATCATCTAGAATGGCATCCCTTCGCCCAAATCATCATTATTAGGATATGATTGGTAATTTACTTGATTTGTGAACGGTTCTGTTTGTGGCTGCTGCATTTGTTGTTGCGTTTTTTGATAAGCTTGTGTTTGTGGCATTGTAGCGTTGTTTAAAGCCAATTCTACGTCCATTACGTACACGCTAGTCTTATACACCTTCTGATTGTCTTTGTTCGTGTATGAGCTTTTTTGAAGCTTTCCGTCAACTGCAATGTGTTGTCCTCTAAATCCATATTGATTAATATGTTCTGCATTTTCTCCCCACGCAGTGCAATCGAAGAAAGATTTAAACTCTTGTCCGTTTTTTCCTTTTTCTTTAACTTCAATTGAGAAGTTACATAGGCTTTGTCCTGTAGCAGTTTTTTTTAAAACGATATCGCTACCGATTTCACCTGATAAAATAACTCTGTTCATTTCTTTTCAACTCCTTCTATACAAATTCAACACCTATTGAATTAGGTCTGATTCCCTCTATCATCTGATACATATGTGATTTAGAAATGAAATTCTTTCTAGCACACTCGGCGATTGAAGAATAAACTGTATCTCCTATTCTTACTTTCTTCTTGTTTCTCAATCCTTGAGTTTGAGCTAATTTGATAACTCTTAGGTTTTCAATTTTCATTTCTCCGTCCCAAACGATAGAATCATTCTTTTCTATTTCCCCAACGAAAGCTTTGTAGGCTTCAAACAATACATTCAAGTATCGTTTTCCTTCTTTAAGATTCACTACAACTCTATAAATTGATTCTGTTTCCTTTTTAGCCTTCATTTCTTTTTGGTTTCCTTTTAAATCAACAGAAACAACTCTTAAATAACTTGTAATGTAATATCTGATTCCTGTTTTACTTTCGCCAATCAGTTGGAATTGCTCGTCATCTTCGCTTGTTACCTTTCTTCTTTCTTCCTCATCCGTTTCAATGGGAAGAAGAATACACCCTTTATACGTTTCCTCGTTTCTCAACATCTTATGGAACTGAGCGTTTGTAATTCCCAATTCCTTCATGACATCTTTTGAAGATACGATTCCACGTACAACTGATATATCGTTTTTATCCAACATATAATATTGCACTTGCTACCCCTCCTAATTTTCATCCTTTCATCAAATCTCCCAACATTTTCATGCCTTCCTCCTTTTTTGGAGGTGCAGGCAATTGATCGTGTTGTTGATACATTTCCAAACTGATTTGACCTGAATTTAATAACTGTACTTCTTCTTCACAAATCTCTTTATAAGCTTGTAAAAATCTATCTCGGTAATATTGCAAGTCTTTTTTATTGCTCCATGCAATGTCTCTTAACAGATAGCTCCCTCCGAGTGCTTTCTGAATGTTTCTAGGCAGTTTATCGTAGTTGACCTTACTCGTATGAGGGTCACACTTAGCGTTCCTTAAAACGATTTCCCAAGCCTCTCCAGCTTCCTTAGTTTTTCCAATAGCAGTTTTACTGATTCGTGTTTTTACTTGTGCTACATTTGGAGCAAACTCTCTTGTATCACTTTGGATGATTTGATTCACTGCTTTTGCTACTACCAAGTATTCATAATCCTTAAAAGATACTTGCCAAAGTTTTAAATAGGCTTGCGTATCTTCCTGAGTCATGTTTTTGTAACTCATTGGGTAATTGATTCTTAGCACTTGTAAGATTCTTTCAGTTTCTTCTAATGTCAAAATGCATACCCCATTTCTTTTCTTGTCAATTGTCTTTGACCGCCATTGTTATTGTTCTGCAATTTGTAGAATGTTAGCCAATTGTGCATGATGCTCTGATTTACAATAGCAATCTTGGTAACATCATCTAATGCTAATTCATTTAATTTATTTAAAGACAACTTCATTGCTCTAACAGTCAAAGGCTTTCTTGCTTTATTTCTCATTTCAACAAAACCATGCAAAGCATCTTGCAAATCTTTGTTTTCTGTATACTCTGCAATAACAGAATTAACACTTTCTTTTTTTATATTTTTTTCTTTATATTCATTAGTATTTAATCTATTAGTACTTAATTCTTTAGTTATTTTATATACGTCCCTATTTTCTATATCTTCATTTTCTATATCTTCATTTTCTATATCTTCATTTTCTATATCTTCATTTTTGAGATGTAGTAATTCTTCGTCATGGTTTTCATTATTCTCGAAAATAATGTATTCCCACTCACTGATTTTTCCAATAGCAGTTTTACTGATTCGTGTTTTTACTTGTGCTACATTTGGAGC